CAGGTTACCAACATCATGGGTATTAAGGGCAGCGATATGCTGACCTTCACCTGTAACTACACCAGTGCTGACTACGCTTCTGTCAACACTGATGCTGAGAAGCCCCTGTACTATGTTCTGGAGTTCTCTGATGGCTCCAAGTTCTCTTGGCAGGGTCAGCACACCTGCGGTCTGCCCGGTAAGGGCGTGAATGAGGTGGTGGAGTTCACCATCAACATCGCTGCCAGCTCCGCAGTGACCTTCAGCGCTTCTTAACAACCGAAATTAGGGTGGGGGTCTCCCCCACCCTACTGTAAAACAAAAATAATGTGAGGAGAACGTAAAATGAGCAAGATTACTATTTCCTATGACAAGAAGGATTATGTGCTGGAGTACAGCCGTCAGAGCGTCCGTACTATGGAGGCACAGGGTTTTGTCCTTGATGACGTTTCAACTAAGCCTGTGACGATGATCCCTATGCTGTTCCAGGGTGCGTTCATTAAGAACCACCGTGGCATCAAGCGTAATCTCATGGACGAGATTTACGACGAACTCAAAGATAAGACCGGTCTTATTTCTGCACTCGCGGAGATGTATGCAGATACTCTGAACACTCTGATGGATGATAAGGAAGACGCGGGAAACGCGACTTGGGCAGTGACCAAGTAATTGGTCAGCCCAAAACACCGACAGAAATCTTTGAGGATGTATTCCCCTACTATTTGTCTATTGGCATGAGCTATGAGCAGTTTTGGTACGGTCGCCCTGAGTTGGTAATACCGTATCGCCGAGCAGACGAAATACGTCGCAGGCGCATAAATCAAGAACTGTGGTTAGCCGGTATGTATACCGCAGATGCCCTCTCTGCCACGGTAGTGAATATGTTCTCGAAACAGAATTTTCATTATCCTTCTGAACCTCGCCCGATCACGATTGACGAGGCACGAGAGCTTCGCGAACGCGAACGTAAGGCGAAAGAGGAAAAAATTAAGGCAGCGTTCACCGCGAGAGCGTTGAGCGTAAACAAAAAACTCGGAGGCGGTTAAAATGACGGATCTTGAAAAGAGAGTTGAGCTGGCAATCAGAATCGAACCGGATACAGAAAACGATGACGTGCTGGATAGCCTGCTGTCCTCTGCTGGGTCTCTCGTTTTGAACCGTATGTACCCCTTCGGCTACGCTGAGGATATGCTCGTTCCTACGCGATACGAAGAAATTCAGATTCAGCTCGCAGTAGAGCTGTATACCCAGCGTGGCGCGGAGGGTCAGACGGGTCACGGCGAAAACGGCATTAACCGTAGCTGGCCCGAAAAGAACAGGCTACTGAGCATGATCGTACCTCACTGCGGGAGCGTGATGCCTAATGCGTAGTCTGGAGAGAAATAAAAGAGGTTTTTGGTACGCAGCAGTGGTAGGTAAAGAGCCGATTTTGGACGAGTACGGCAACGATACGCTGGAAGTGCGGACGATTTACGGCTCCCCTACCCTACTGCGCGCCAACGTCAGCGCAAACATTGGTCAAGATGCGGTCGATGCGTTCGGATCGCAGACCGAGTATAGCCGTACTGTCAGCTTGACGGGCGATACCTGTCCCCTCTCTGAAGGCGACAAGGTGTGGTTTAGCGTCGAACCGAATGTGGACGGCGACAACAATAACTACGTCGTAGCGCGTGTGGCTGACAGCAAGAACGGCTTCCTTGTAGCGCTGCGGGAGGTGTCGAAGCGTGGGTAAGACCATTGAGGTGGAGTTGACGAACAAGAGTATCAACAATGCCATTAAAGAGCTTCGTCAGTATCAGAAGTGGATTGAAACAAAAGAGCGCGAACTTCGCCAACGCTTGGCTGACATTGGGGCCGAGGTAGCAAGAATCGAGTTTAGCGGTGCTAAATATGACGGCACAAACGACGTAACCGTTCGTGTGGATAACACGGGCAGTGTTGCTGTGATTTACGCCGAGGGTGAAAGTGTGGCGTTCATTGAGTTTGGTTCCGGTGCGAAGTATGGATATGGACACCCTTTGGCAAACGAACTCGGCGTTGGCCCTGGTACTTATCCCGATGGTAACGGTCATTGGGATAACGAAAAGGGTTGGTGGTACGCTCACGATAAGCACTCGTATGGTAATCCCCCTGCGATGGCTATGTATAAGGCGGCACAAGCGATAACAGAACAAATGACGAAGATTGCAAAGGAGGTTTTTAGCTCGTGATTGATTTTTCTAATGAGATTTTCAACGCTGTGGCGACAAGCCTCCGTTCTACATATAAGGGGATTACGGTTAAGGGCGAGTATGATCCGAACCCTGCAAAATTCCCTTGTGTAACTATCGATGAAATTTCCAACGTGCCTACCCACATGGATAGCGCGTTGAAAAATAAATACGCAGAAGTTGCGTATCGTGTGCAGGTTTTCTCTAACAAGGCATCCGGTAAACGCGCGGAGGCAAGAAAAATCTACGCCACCGTGGACGATGTGCTTATGGAACTTGGATTGATTGCGAGAACCTACACTTCTACACCCGCGATTTATAACGCGGAAATCTATTCCATCACAGCGACCTTTGAGGGGATCATCGGCGCAGATGGGACGGTATATCGAAATTAACGTCAAGGAGGTGACGAACGATGCTTGATAGTATCACCTCTGTAAGCATTAAAGTAGATGCCTCTGCTATCGAGGCTACAAATAGCATTGAGCGGCTTGCGATCGCGCTCGGAAAACTGAAAGAGAGCAGTAAGCTTACCACCACGGTAAACAACCTTACGAAGTTGAAAACCGCATTGGACGGATTAAAAAATGTTTCTCCTGGCTTGCAGAATGTGGAGCGTATCGGCACTTCATTTTCTAAGTTACAGGGCATCGGAAAGCTCACGGGTCTCACGAGTGCTGTTAACGCGCTAAAGAAGATCCCCGATGTTATGGCGGCGATGAACAATGCCGCGTTGGACGAGTTCACGCTTAAAATGAACAAGCTGGCTGCGGCTCTCGCTCCCCTGTCCACACGGCTGAATGAGGTGGGCATGGCGTTCAACAGACTTCCTACGAAGATTCAAAAGATCGTCACAGGAACAAATAAACTAGCTTCCGCTACCCAAAAGGCGGCGGCAACACAGCATAAACACGGTGAGGCGCTTAACGCGACGAGTTTTAATATCTCGTCTGTGATTTTCAATATCCAGTCGTATGTTGCTGCGTTGCAAACTGTCATCACGCAGATTAAAGAGTTTATGTCTCTTGCTATCGAGTGGGACGGTATTCAGGCTCGTTTCGGCAGAGCGTTTGGTGAGAGCGCACAGGAATCTCTTGCGTGGATCGAAAAACTCAGCGAGGGTTTGTTGATTAACAAACAGGAGTTTATGCAGAACAGCTCCCTGTTTGCTGAAATGCTGAAGGGTTTCGGTATTAACGAGAGAGACGCGGGTAAGATGGCTATCGGTTATACCGAACTTGCTTACGATATTTGGGCGGCCTACAACGACGTGTATAAGTCTCTTGGCGGCGAGGAAGGTGCTATTGCAGCAGTCCGTTCCGCTATTGCAGGCGAAGTCGAGCCTATCCGTAGAGCCGGTTTCACCATCGTTGATAGTCAGTTGGCGATCACGGCAGCTAACCACGGTCTTGCGTACAGTACGCAGAAGTCGTCCGAAGCACAGAAGTCGTATCTGCGTTATTTGACGCTTGTGGATCAGGCGATGGATAAGAATATCATCGGCGTGTATGCTGCCGAGATGAAAACGGCAGAAGGTGTTGTGCGTACCCTGTCGCAGCAGTTCAAACTGTTTTCGCAGACGCTCGGTCAGTTGTTCCTTCCTATTCTCACTACCGTTGTTCCGTACCTTATCGCGTTCGTGCAGATTCTCACTGATGCGGTAGAGGTTATTGCGAAGTTCTTCGGTATTGAGCTGTTCAAGATCGATTGGAGCCGTGGTACCAGCATGGGTGGTTTGACTGAGGAAGCCGGTGCTGCAACCGATTCGCTTACCGATGCTGGAAAAGCGGCGAAGGCTCTGAAGAGCTACACGATGGGCTTCGACGAGCTGAACGTGATTAACCCAAATACCGGTAGTACCGCAGGTGCCGCAGGCGCAGGCGTTGGTGGCGGTTTCGAGGATCTCGACGTTGACAGCGTGTGGGACGAGTCGATGTTTGGCAACGTCAAAAACCAGGTTGACGAAATTAAGAAGAGCATCCTCGATCTCTTTGATAATTGGGCGGTAAAGGCCGCACTTGCGACCGTTGGACTCGTAAAATTGGGTACCTGGTTAGGGAAAATTTGGGGCGTTATAAAGCTGATAAAGGCTTCAAAGCTTGGCACTACGCTCGCAGCGA